AAANATACGATTTTGACCTTGTCTTAGATGATGAAATGCATATAAATGCTGGATTAGACAAATTAGTTAAAATTAATTTTAGAAATGACCCATTTCAACAATACCCCAAAAGCTGAAGATATCTTCAGAGAAAAAAAAGTAGTGAAAAACCCTATAAAATTTAAAATTCCACTTAATGAAGAACAAAAAGAAGCTAAACAGCTAATTTTAGATAACACTATAACATTGTTAGCAGGTCAAGCAGGATCAGGAAAAACCTTATTAGCGTGTCAAGTAGCACTAGATGGGTTACTTAGAAGAGTCTACACTAAAATTATTATTACTCGACCTACAGTAAGTAAAGAAGAAATAGGATTCCTCCCAGGGGATTTAAGGGAAAAAATGGATCCTTGGGTCCAACCTATTTATCAAAACTTATACATGTTGTATGATAAAGCTAAAGTTGAAAAACTTATAGCGGACGGTAAAATAGAAATTGTTCCTGTATCATTTATGAGAGGTAGAACATTTTTAGATTCATGTGTTATCGTAGATGAAGCACAAAATGTAACCCACGATCAAATGGAAATGATTACTACTCGTTTAGGTTTACGATCTAAAATGATGGTATGTGGTGATGACTACCAAATTGATTTAAAAAAGAAAGCAGACTCAGGTTTTAAATATTTATATAAGGCATCCTATAAAGTTAAAAATCTTGAAGCAATTACACTTACATCTAACCACCGTAATGAAATTGTCGAAGATTTAAGAGACTATTATGTGGATAATCCCATTTATTAATATTTATATAAAAAACCATGGCTGCTGGAAAATATTCATTTAATGTTGAGCAAGGATCTACTGTTAAGTTTGATGTAGCTTATAAAGATTCCAATAATAATCCTATAGATTTAACGGGATATCAAGGAAGAATGCAAATTAAAGATACTGCTGGGGGTAGTGTAACATATCTTACCTTATCTAGTAGTTTAGGACCTTGTGGCTCAGGACTAAATTTTAGTGGATCTACAGGATTACTTCCCCCAACCTCAGGAACTATAGGAGTAGTTATTTCATCTGCAACTTCATCTCTTTTAAGTTTCGATCAGGCCTCATATGATTTAGAAATAGCTAGTGGAAGCGGTGATTGTGCCGTAGTAACTAGATTAATTGAAGGTAATGTTAAGTTAATAAAAGAAGTAACCATAGGAAATTATGTCTAATAAGGTCACAGTTTCTACTACAACCAATACGGTTACTATTACCCCACAACAAAATACTGGGGTAAGTATAGGAACTACTAATACCCCTATTACGGTTAATCAGGGATCTACTAGTGTAGTTCAGATCCAAGCACCAGGTGTTAAAGGAAATACAGGACCAACGGGACCAATAGGTCCCCAAGGTCCGACTCAAGACACGGGTTCACTTTTAACAACTGCTTCATATTCTAATCCTAATTTAACACTAACTAAGGGTGATGGGAGCACTTTTAATGTAGGAATTTCTACTACAACTCCTACTCTTGCTGAAGTAACATCCCAAGGATCTTCTACTACAACTGCTATTACCGCTTCAATAATAAGTGCAAGTGGTGATATTAGTGCTAGTAGTCTTAGAATATCCAACCCAGAAACCTCTAGCCAATTTATACAAGTAGAATATAATCAAAGTGATGATTATCGTACTCGTTTAACGGTTGATGGTCCTAGAGTAGGAACTTGGGATGGTGGTGGGGAAATAATGCTTAAACGAAGTATAACTACCCCCGGAGACGCTGGCACCCTATTATTAAGTGGATTTGGTTCTACAGGTAATAACACTCCCCACATACAAGCAAATGGTGCAGAAATTGTATTCGCAAATGCACTACAACCTAATGGTAATAAATCATATGATTTAGGATCTACTAGTAGAAGATGGAATAATATTTACATTGATGGTATAAATGCAAGTGGAAATATAACAGCTTCAAATAATATAAGCGCAAGTGGTAATTTATCTGGAAGTAGCTTATATATTAACGGAACTACTAAAAATATTATTGCTAGCACTAATGGATTTAGGGTAAGTGGTTACACAGATCTTAAATACCTAGAAAATACAGGAAATAATACACTACAATGGAGAACTAATGGAGACGCTATATTTGAAATACGTTCTCAAAATGGTTCTAATAATGACACGTATATACATTTTGAACATGCNACAACCCCAGGACCCCAAAATGTTTCAGTAGGGGTATGCCAAGACTCAGGTTCATTTATTATAGCTAGAGACGAAGGATTTGCTGAAAATAATGACTTTACTATTACAGGTTCAAATGGATTTATTGGAATCAATGACCCTAACCCTACAGAAAGACTAACGGTTAGTGGCAATATAAGTGCAAGTGGTACTGGTTCATTTGCTCAAATGTCTCTCCCTGGTTTACCTACAGCTGACCCAGGAATAGCTGGAAGACTATTTACCACCCAAAGCACAGGAACTGGGGGTAATTTAGATGGTCAAAAGATACTTTTAGTATCAGCAGGATAATATCCTTTTTGATATTTATAAATAAAACAACATGGCAAATCCCTTAATATGGCCCGGCTCTAGTTCATTTTTCCCGGGAAATACACCTTTTGGGTTTTATGATAACGATACAGATTTCCAAACTGACGCCGATAAGGTATCCGTATTTTGTGCTCGTCGTTTAGGATATCCTCTTACTGATGTAGAATTACAAGACATTAATTTTTATACTGCATTCGAGGAAGCAGTAACTACTTATGGTAATGAAGTATTTGCATACCAAGCAAGTGAAAATTATTTAGACTTCGAAGGATCAAATACAGGATCCCAAGCTAATTATAAATTACAAAAACCTAATCTAGGAGCTATTATAAGATTAGCAGACGAGTATGGTTCTGAAGCAGGTGTAGGAGGAACAGTTGAATACAGAACAGGAAGTATCCAAATGACTGCAGGTAAGCAAGTTTACGACTTAACAGAATTTGCTATTTCTCAAAGTACTGAAAAAAACAACATTGAAGTTAAAGAAATATTCTACCAATCAGACCCCGCAATTATAAGATACTTTGATCCTTACGCTGGTACTGGAACTGATGTGCAAGGTCTATTAGATGTATTTGGATTTGGTAGTTACTCCCCGGGTATTAATTTTTTAATGATGCCTATTAATTACGATCTAGCTAAAATCCAAGCAATTGATTTTAACGATCAAATTAGAAAATCAAATTATAGCTTTGAATTAGTAAATAACAATATTAGAATCTTTCCTATTCCTCAAAGAAGTGAAAAGTTATATTTTAAATATATTCTAAAATCTGATAGAAATGATCCTTACGTTTCGGGTAGTTTAGGAGTAGGTGTAGTAACAGATATTTCAACTGTACCTTACACAAATCCTACCTACTCTAATATTAATTCTATAGGAAGACAATGGGTGTTTGAATACACTTTAGCTTTAGCTAAAGAAATGTTAGGTTATGTAAGGGGAAAATACACAGTAGTCCCAATTCCGGGTGCTGATACTACCTTAAATCATGGAGACCTAATCTCTGCCGCTACTGCCGAAAAAAATGCTTTAGTAGAAAGGCTAAGAACTTATTTAGGAGAAACCTCTAGAACTAAGTTATTAGAAAAAAAGGCTCAAGAATCTGAGTATTTACAAAAAGATTTAGCAGCAGTACCTTATACTATATACATTGCATAATGGCATTATTTGGAGGAGTACGTGATACAAGCTTAATAAAGAAAATTAACCGAGAGTTAATGGGGAATATTATTACCCAACAATGTTCTTTCTACAAATATAGATTAGAAGAAACTACTATTAACATCTATGGTGAAGCAGCTGGGGGTAAATATTTTGAAGGTCCTACATTATTTAATGCCCTAATATCTCGCCAAGACCAAAGCTACCCAGAAAGTGATTTAGGTGTAGATTTTCAATGGGGAGTTGAATTTAGATTTTTAAGACAGGATTTAGTAGATGCTAACGTAGTAGCTGAAATAGGGGACATAATTTTATATCAAAATGGTTACTATGAAGTAACTAATACAAATTCAAACCAATATTTCTTTGGAAAAAATCCTGATTACCCTAATGCCGAAAACCCCCTAAACCCTGGGCTAGAAAAATTTGGAGCTAACCTATCAGTTATTTGCTCTACAATATACGTGCCAGGTGACCAGTTAGGAATTACTAAAGAAAGATTATAATGGCAACAAAAGGAAGAATACCAATCCCTAAATCTCAAAAAGAGATAAGTAACAATTTAATTGAGCCTTATGATAAATTAGGTAGGGGGAATCCTAATGCTAGTGGTGATTTAAATAGAGGAGAACAAACTTCTTTTAAGGATGACACTACAAAACCCTTTAGTTTAGGTATTAAAGATATAGATGAAGCAATTGCCTACTATTTTACAAATGTAATTAAACCTTCTGTATTTCAAAATGGTCAACGAATTGCTGTTCCTATTAAATATGGCGATCCTGAAAGATGGAAAGACGCCCAACGTGATGGATTTTTTAGAGATAGCAAAGGTAAAATTATGGCTCCTCTTATTGTTTTTAAAAGAAACAATATTAAAAATGAAAATATTACTAGTAAAATAGATGCTAATAACCCACATCAATTTCAATACTTTCAAAAATCCTATTCTCAAATAAACTCATATAGTAAATTTAATATTTTAAACGGCACTCTCCCCCAAAGGGAATCATACGCTATAGTTGTACCGGATTATATTACTTTAACTTATAGTTGTATAGCATACACTTACTATGTAGAACAATTAAATAATATTATTGAAGCTATTAATTTTGCAGCTAATAGCTACTGGGGCGACCCAGAAAGATTTAAATTTAAAGCTCTTATTGACTCTTTTGCTACTATAAATGAAGTTAACACAGGTGAATATAGAAATGTAAGAGCAACATTTGATTTGACTCTTAAGGGATATCTAATTCCTAATGTTATACAAAGAGACATGGTTGCCCCTAAAAAGGTACTAAGTCCTTCTAAAATCAATTTTACAGTTGAATCAGTAGTAAACACAATTGATACAAGTTCTACGTATGAATAATTTACAGATTTTTTTACATATTTATCAATAAAAATTATGGAACAAATTAAGTTATCACAAGAAGAGTTAACCACTCTTACACAGTTACAAGAAACCCAATCTAATATTATTAATAGTTTAGGTCAATTAGAATATAACATTCAATTGTTAGAGTTACAAAAAGAAAGTTTAACAGAACAAATTGAAGAATTAAAAAAAGCTGAAAATAAAGCTGGACAAGATTTAACAGAAAAATACGGTAATGGCTCTATAGATTTAAATTCTGGAGTTTTTACTAAAACTGATTAAATTTTGANAAAAAATTAAATATTTATAACAAAATATAAATAAGAACAACTCATGGCAAACAACAACATCGTCTCCCCCGGCATTTATATTAATGAAACAGACCAGTCATTTATCCCACAAGGGATTATTGAAGCTGGAGCTGCTATTGTAGGCCCCACATCTAAAGGCCCTGTACAAGTCCCTACAGTAGTTACGTCGTATAACGATTACGTAGCAAAATTTGGTACTACAATTACAAGTGGAACCGTAGCACAAGGTCAAAGTCAATACTCTTTCTTTAACAGCACTGCTGCTTACACTTATTTTAACAACGGTGGTAGTACTCTTTTAGTTAGTAGGGCAGTAAATGGAAACTATACATCAGCACAGGCTTCAATAGGACAAATATCTGGATCTGGAGCTATAGGAACTACAACGGATGAGATATTAGGTTCTATTAGCCAACAAGTAGCAGGAGGAGTAGCAGCCACTTATACATTAGTTTCTTCATCTGCAGTAACCGGGGGTGGAACAAATGTTACTGCTTCTATAACTTTAAACTCTGCTACAAATGTATCTTCAATTACTGTTACAGGTCAGGCAGGTACTTTTGCAGTAGGTAGTGTAATTACCTTCCCATCTCAATCTTTAGGTGATTCGGATGCAGGAGGAACCGACTTAAAAGTTACACTTGTACAAGATGATATTGTTGTTAATGAACCTGCTTCATTTGTTTTAAAAACAATTGCTCAAGGTTCTGATCAAAACTCTGCAACAACTACAGCAAATTCAAATGGTTTATTTCCATCTGGTTCTAAAGAAAATATTAGATACGAAATAAGAAATGCAAACACTGGTTCAGGTACATTTACACTTGTTATTAGAAGAGGAGACGATGACGATAATGAAAAAATTATTCTTGAACAGTATGATAACCTAACGTTAGATCCATTTGACACTAACTTTATTGGCAAGGCAATAGGTACTCAATTCCAAACTATTGCTAATCCCGGAACTACATCAGCTCAAGTAGTACAAGATGGAGATTTTCCAAATATTAGTAAATATGTTTACGTTTCAAGCATTCAAGAAACTCCTAATTACTTAGACAGTGCAGGAAATGTTAGAGTAGCTACCTATCCAAATGCCCTACCCCAAAATACAGCTGCAGGAGCTAGCTCAAAAGGGTTTATAAGCGCTACAGGTGGGATTGCAGAAAATGCTAAATTTGGTAAAGACATAGACTCAGCTACTAATATACAGGGCATTCAACCATTTGATTATACTCAGTCTTTCTACTTATTAAATGATCCACAATTTAATTACACTTCAATAGCTGCTCCTGGATTGAATTATAAAGATGATTCAACTACTTTAAATATACTATTAACTAATACTGAAGCAAGAGCAGATGCTTTAGCAATACTTGACTTAACTGATTATGGTGATGCAACAGTTGCAAATGCTGTTACACAAGCAAAATCTATTAATAATTCTTATGCAACAGCTTACTTCCCATGGTTATACTGCAGTGATCCACTCACTGGAAGGTTAAAGTGGGCGCCGGCATCAACGTTTATTCCTGGAGTATATGCGTTTAATGACAAGGTAGGTGAGCCTTGGTTCGCTCCGGCGGGTCTAAATAGAGGTGCATTACCAACGGTACTTAAAACATCTTTAAGCTTACCAAAAGCATCAAGAGACACATTATATGCTGATAAGGTTAATCCAATCACAGCATTCCCAAGATCAGGAGTTGTAGTATTTGGTCAGAAAACATTACAAACTAAAGCATCAGCATTAGATCGTATCAATGTTAGAAGATTATTAATTACTGTTAAGCAATTCTTAGACCAGCAAGCAGGTAATATTGTTTTCGAACAAAACACAGTAGCTACTAGAAATAACTTCTTAGCAATTGTAAACCCATACCTCGAATCAGTACAACAAAGACAAGGTTTGTACGCATTTAAGGTAGTAATGGATGAAACAATCAATACTCCTGCAGTAATTGATAGGAATGAATTAGTAGGACAGGTGTACTTACAACCAACTAAGACAGCTGAATTTATAATTCTTAACTTCAATGTTCAACCAACTGGAGCTTCATTCCCTGAAGCCGGAGCATCAGCAGGAGGATATTAATAAAAAATAATAAAAGGCAAATATTTCTGATATTTATAGATAAACACAACAACAATGGCAGTATTAGATTCAAACGAAATTTTTTTCACAGCATTTGAACCCAAACAACAAAATCGGTTCATACTATATATGGATGGAATGCCTACTTACATGGTAAGAGGATTATCATCAATAGGTCTTACCCAAAATAAGATTACCTTAAATTATATTAACGTTCTGCGTAATATAAAAGGTAAAACTACTTGGGATGATGTAACCTTAACACTTTATGATCCAATTACACCTTCTGGTGCTCAAGCAGTCATGGAGTGGGTACGTTTGGGACACGAATCTGTAACAGGTAGAGACGGGTATTCCGATTTCTACAAAAAGGATTTAACACTGAATGTACTAGGTCCTGTAGGTGATGTTGTTTCTGAGTGGGTGCTTAAAGGCGCTCTTATTACTGCAGCTCAATTCGGAGATTATAACTACGAAAATGTTGATGCCGTTCAAGAAATTTCACTTACACTTGCGATTGACTACGCAGTATTGAACTTCT